CAGCAGTAAATACTTATTATACTTCTCAGTCTATTTTAGGTAAAGCTGGAACAGTAATGTTTGGTATACCTGGTTTAATAGGCTCTAAGTTAATAGGTAAATACGAAAAGAATAAACTATTAGAAGGTATTGATTCAGCGCTAGCAGATGAAACACTAGATGATAAAACTAAAAAAGAACTAGGTATACAAAGAGGGTACTTAGAAGACAGAGATGCTTTCATTAAAAATAAAGAAAAAGAAGGTAAAAAGTTTGGTTTCCTAGATGTTATTAAGAGTGCGTTTAGTTCGGAAGAAATAGATAAAAAATATACTAAACCTGAAAAGTATAAAACTAATAAGGCATGGAAAGAAGCTTCTCTTGGTGAGTGGGTAGACGCAACCAACCTTGTTAACTCTCTAGGTTCAGATGCTGATCCAAGAGAATGGCATGAAGCAATACAAGCGCAATCTGAAGCAAGTAGACAAGCCTCTGCTGCAGCAAGAGCCGAATCAGGATGGACTGGTGGTTTCTTTGGTAGTGCGTCCAAAGACGACGAGGATAATACACCTTCGAGTAACAACAGTAGTACAACCTCTAATACAAACACATCAAGTTCAGGTTATTCCAACACAGATAGTTGGGACGATGACGAAGGTTTTGGTGTAGGTTAATAAAAAACACAATCCAATATAACTATAAGGCTACCCAGTTATAACTTGACTGGCCCCAACATAAGGAGTAAACAATGGCTGAAGTAGAACAAGTAGAGGTGCATTCAGCATCGCACTTACGTAACATGGCACGTGTTAATCGTGACGAAGAAGAACTACGTGAGCTTATGAAACAAGCTGGCATGGTGCAAGAAGATGAAACGCAGGAAGAAGCCACCGATAGTGAATCCGATAGCGAAAGCTCTGAGGACACCTCAGTTCAGGCAGAAAGTGTACATGAACAAAAAGAGAAAAAGCCAACTAAAGCCAAAGCACAAGAAGAAGATGATACAAACTTAAGCGCTGAAGAGAAAACCTTTAAGCAACGCTATGGTGATCTACGCCGTCAAATGCAAGACAAATAAAAAGAAGTATCTGCTAAACTAGAAAAGCAGCTAGAGTTAGCTACTAAGAATGAGCTTGTACTACCTAAGTCAAATGATGAGATCGAAGCTTGGGCTAAGAAGTATCCAGACGTAGCAGGTATCGTTGAAGCTATTGCTACAAAGAAAGCTGACGAGAAAGCTGCATCACTAGATACTCGCTTGAAAGAGATCGAAGAGCTACGCATCACAGCTAAGCGTGAGAAAGCCGAAGCTGAACTAGCTGCACTACACCCAGACTTTGGTGAGATTCGCTCAGATGATGTATTCCATGAATGGGCTAAAGATCAGCCTAAGTGGGTACAAGATGCTCTATACGAGAATGTAGATGATGCTAAGTCTGTAGCTCGTGTGATTGACTTGTATAAAGTTGACAAGGGTATTACTGGTAAAGCAAAATCTAGTAGTGACAAAGGTGCTGCTTCTTCAGTGAAGACAAAACGCAACACTACGCCAGAACACGATGAAGCATCTAAGTATCTTAGTGAATCACAAGTAGCTAAGATGTCTATGAAAGAATATGAGAAGCGCATGGAAGAAATATTTGAAGCCCAGCGCCAAGGAAAGTTTATTTATGATGTGTCAAGAAAATAGTTGACAAATGAATATTCATAAGTAAAACTATAGTATATACACAAATACAAGTGTGTATGCTTTTTAAGCACTAGCCACAAAAAAGAACTACCTCAACGTATAGGCCCAGCGCAGATAGGGCGGCCACCCTTGACGCTAAGCTGACTACCCTAATATGAAGAGCCTCTTTAGTGGATATGTAGTGTCTACTTTCACGCCATATCTATAAGGAGAAATTAACTATGGCTATTACATCCGCATCGGGTGGATTTAACGGGAACTTTTCCCCAATCATCTACTCCAAACAGGCACAGATTGCTCTACGCAAAACTGCTGTCGTAAATGCGATCACAAACAACTCCTACTTCGGAGAGATCGCAAACCAAGGCGATACAGTTCGTATCCAAAAAGAGCCAGACGTAACAGTTAACGCTCTACAACGTCACACATCTATCTCTGTTGAGAAGCTAGATGACCAAGACTTCTCTTTGACCATCGACAAAGCTAACTACTTTGCTTTCAAAATGGATGACATCGAAGAGCAGTTCTCGCACGTTGACTTCACATCTTTGGCTGCTGATCGTGCAGCGTATAAGATGGCTGATGCAATGGACGAAGAAGTTCTTGGTTACCTATCTGGTTACACAGGTGGTGCAGGTTCATGGGCAGTAAACACAACTGCTTCAGGTGACAAAGCAAACTCAGCCGCCTCCAATGGTTCTGCAGCAGATAAAGTCGGTGCTGAACTTTTGGCAGCTAACCGTCTAGATGCTACAGACTTCGGAAACTTGACAATCTCTGCTACTGCAGGTGCAGGTTCGTCTATTCCTTTGGCACCACGTCTTCCAGGCGCAACAGCATTGTCAGCAACTACAGTGTCACCACTAACAGTTATTGCACGTATGGCACGTATCATGGATACAGCTAACGTGGACTCACGTGGACGTTGGATCGTTCTTGACCCGGTATTTGTAGAAATGCTAAAAGACGAAGACGCACGTGTACTTAACGCTGATTTCGGCGGCACTGGCCTAATGAATGGCTTGGTATTGAACAACCTACACGGCTTCCGTGTTTATGTTTCAAATAACCTTCCATACTTGGGAACAGGTGCAGGTACAACAGGCGTGACTGCACAGGAAGCTAACTACGGTGTTATCGTAGCTGGTCAAGACGAAGCAGTAGCTTCAGCGGAGCAAATCAACAAAGTTGAGAACTACCGTGACCCAGACAGCTTTGCAGACATCGTTCGTGGTATGCACCTATACGGTCGCAAAATCTTGCGTCCAGAGGCAATTGTCACAGCGAACTACAACGCTGCTTAATCTTAGATAAACTATTGGGCTGGTCTTGTCAAGAGGCTGGCCCTTTAGTACATCTACTTTCTCTTAAAAAGGACTCCAAACAATGGCTATCACAACAGCAATGTGTACAAGCTTTAAGTCGGAACTATTGGGTGGTACTCATGATTTGGATACCCACAATATCTATCTTGCACTAATTAAAGCTACACCTACAGGCACATATGGTGCTGCAACTACTAACTACTCTGATGTAACAGGTAACTCTGATGAAGCTACAGGTACAGGTTACACAGCAGGTGGACAACTATTAGATAACGTTACAATCTCTGTAGACGGCACAACAGCTATCGTAGATATTGATGACGAAGTATTCACATCTTCTACTATTTCAGCAGACGGTTGTATCATCTACAATGCGTCAGCTTCTAATGCTGCTATTGCAGTAATTGACTTTGGTGGTACACAGACATCAACAAATGGTGACTATACTATCCAGTTCCCAACTGCAGACGCATCTAACGCAATTATCCGCATCGCATAATAGGAGCATAGACTATGGCTCTCGTAATTAAAGACAGAGTAAAACAAACTACTACCACTACAGGTACGGGTACTCTTACCCTGAATGGTACAGTAGATGGCTTCCAGACTTTTGCTGCTGCTTTGACAGACGGTGATACTACTTACTACAGTATCTTTGAGCCAAGCACTAATGAATGGGAAGTCGGGCTAGGAACGTGGACAGAAGGTACTACAACCCTAGCTCGTACTACCGTTTTAGCAAGTTCTAACTCTGGTAGTGCAGTAAGTCTTACCGCACAAGCAGAAGTATTTATTTCACAACCTGCAACAAAAGCTGCATTCTTTAATGCTGATGGTGACCTAGACTTATCTCGTGATCCACAGACTGCATTACAAGCTGCGACAAAACAGTACGTTGATACGATTGCTGCTGCAGGTATTCACTACCATACACCAGTACGTGTTGAAACACCTAGTGCTTTAACAGCTACGTATGACAACGGTACAGCAGGTGTAGGTGCTACTCTTACAAACTCAGGTACACAGGCTGCTCTAAGCATTGATGGTGTTACACTAAGCACTAGTGACCGTGTACTTGTATATAATCAATCTAATGCTGCACACAACGGTATCTACACTGTAACCAACACAGGTTCAGCATCTACTAACTGGGTACTTACTCGTGCTACAGACGCAGATAGTTACGGTGCATCTGATCCTGATTCACTAGGTGAAGGTGACGCATTCTTCGTATCAGAAGGTGATACAGGTGCAGGTGAACTATATGTGATGAATACTAGTGGTACTATTACATTTGGTACCACTAATATTACATTTACTGTTATTGCTGAGACTGCTGTATACGCTGCAGGTGATGGTCTTACTCTAACAGGTACAACCTTTGCTGTAGGTGCAGGTACAGGTGTTACAGTTAACGCTAACGATGTGGCTATTGGTCAGGATGTTGGTACTACAGCAGATGTAACATTTAACACTGTAACAGCAGACCTAACAGGTGATGTCACAGGTAACGTTACTGGTGCAGTCACAGGTAATGCTTCTACAGCTACCGCCCTACAGACTGCTCGTAACATTGGTGGTGTATCATTTGATGGTACAGCAAGTATTAACCTACCAGGTGTTAACACTACAGGTAACCAAGACACAACAGGCAATGCAGCTACTGCAACAGCTTGGGAAACAGGGCGTACTATCAGCCTGACAGGTGATGTTACTGGTAGTGTTACAGGTGTAGACGGTACAGGTAACGCAACTATTGCAACTACTATTGCTGCTGATTCTGTAGCACTAGGTACTGACACTACAGGTAACTATGTAACGTCTGTAGCTTCAGGCAACTACATTACAGGTGGTGCTGCAGGTTCCGAAGGTGCTGCTCTTACAATTGGCGTAGATGCTACACCAAACAATACAGCATCTAAAGTTGTAGC